AATTGGATGGGTAGAAGTAACTACTGAAAATGGAGCTTCTGGATACCTATGGTATCTTAAATCAGAGCACGAAACTCGTCTACGTTTTGACGACTATTTAGAAACAGCAATGATTGAAGCTGTGCCAGCAGAAGCTGCGTCAGGAGCAATCGCAGCTGGAGGAGATGTAGGGAACAAAGGTTCTGAAGGTATCTTCTATGTAGTTGAAAATCGTGGAAATGTGTGGGGCGGTGGAAACCCAGCTGCACTAGCTGACTTTGATGCAGTTATTTCAAGACTTGATAAGCAAGGTTCTATTGAAGAAAATGTAATTTTTGTTGATAGAGAATTTAGCTTTGATATTGATGATATGTTAGCATCTCAAAACTCTTATGGAGCTAATGGGACGTCTTATGGTTTATTTGACAATGATAAAGACATGGCATTAAACCTTGGATTCACTGGATTCCGTAGAGGATATGACTTCTACAAGTCTGACTGGAAATACTTAAATGACCCAACTATGCGTGGTGGTCTTCCTACTGGAGCTAACTCAGGCCGTGTAAACGGACTATTAGTACCAGCTGGTTCAACTACAGTATACGACCAGATTTTAGGTAAGAATGCGAAGAGACCATTCCTTCATGTTCGATACAGAGCTTCTGAAACTGAAGACAGACGTTACAAAACTTGGATTACAGGTTCTGCTGGCGGTGCTGCAACTTCTAGCTTAGACGCTATGGAAGTACACTTCTTGTCTGAGAGAGCTGTATGTACTTTAGGTGCAAACAACTTCTTCTTATTCCAAGAGTAATATTTTTACCAAGGGAGGTTTAACCGCCTCCCTTTTTTTTAAATCAAATTAAATTTATATATAATGAAAAAAAATGCATTAGTAGACAAGGTCTACAAACTTACTAGAGATAGAGCCCCAATATCTTTTTTATTACCTTCTGGCGGCTCAAGAAGACAACCCTTATTACATTTTGATGAAGACAAAGGAATCAACCGAGTGTTGAGATATTCTCCTAACCAAAAATCTTGTTTTGAAGATGAGCAAGATGGACAGGTAGTTAGAGAGCCTATTGACTTTATGGACGGGTTTTTAAGAGTTCCAAAAAACAATCCTGTACTGCAAGAGTTTTTATATTACCACCCCTTAAACGGTAAGAAGTTTGTTGAGGTGAATGAAGAAAAAGATGCAGCAGCAGAGATTGAACAATTAAATATAGAAGCAGATGCACTTATTGAGGCTAGAAAGCTTTCCGTAGACCAAGTTGAAACCATATCCAGAGTTTTACTTGGAAAAAACACAGAGCAAATGAGTACCGCAGAACTTCGTAGAGACATATTAATTTTTGTTAAGCGTGACCCACATACATTTTTAAAAATGATTAATGACCCTATGTTGAAGCTACAGTCTAATGTTCAGTTGTTTTTTGACAAAGGATTATTGTCATTTAGAAATAAACAAAAAGAAGTTTGGTTTAACACAGCTACTAATAAAAAGAAAATGTTAACTGTGCCTTTTGGAGAAGACCCAATGTACATTGTGTCGTCATATCTACAAAGCGATGATGGTATAGAGTCTTTGAAGATGTTAGAAAAATTGCTAGAAGATTAGCGATTGTAGAGAGAGGTCAAAAATAATTGACCTCTTTTTTTTTGTTTATCTTTGTAAAAAAGAAAGCGATGATAAACGCTGTTAGAAATACAGTTCTTGCTATCCTTAACAAGAATAATTACGGTTACATATCTCCATCAGATTATAATCTATTTGCTAAACAAGCACAGCTAGATATTTTTGATGAATATTTTATAGCTTATAACAATCAGATTAATAAAGAAAACGGTAGAGTATCAGGAACAGGATATGCTGATATTAATAAGGGATATGAAGAAGTTATAGATACTTTTTCTGTTACAGCAAGTTTATCTCATAATGTGTTAAGTCAATATAGCGTTCCTACACCAGCCACAACTGGTTCAGATTATTATTTATTAAACAAAGTTTTAATATATAGCACGGTAACATCATCTGGAAACACTACAGCAACAGGAGGTGGTAACACTAATCTTATAGACGCTACTGCTACTTTTCAAGCTGATGGTGTAACTGCGGGAGATGTTGTTTCTGTAATACTAGCTAATTCAGTAGTAACTAATTTAAATGTGGTGTCAGTAACTAATGAAACTACATTGGTTGTAGATGTAGCTTCATTAACAACAACAAACCTACCGTATGCAGTCTATAAAAAAGTAAATTTAAAAAATGAAGCAGAACAGGTAAACCATAGTAAAATTACTATGCTCAATAAATCTATGCTGACTGCTCCAAATATTACTTTTCCTGCATACACACAAGAAGGCTCAGTTTTAACACTACACCCTGACACTGTATCTACCATAGGAAGAGTGGTTTGTCAATATATAAGATACCCTAAAGACCCTAAGTGGACGTATATTTCATTAACAGCAGGTGAGCCTATCTTTGACCAGTCTCAATCAGACTATCAAGACTTTGAACTTCCTCCAGATGATGTAAATAATTTAGTTGCTAGAATACTGCAATACGCTGGAATGTCTATACGAGAAATAGCTACAGTACAATTCGGGCAATCAATAGAACAACAAGAAAACCAAGAACAATAGGATGGCATATTTATCACAATATCAATATTACGAAAACGCAGGTACAGCTCCTACTAATAAAAATTGGGGTTCGTATCAATATGTAAGCTTGGAAGATATAGTAAATAATTTTCAGTTAATGTATTCTGGAAATCATTCTTTAGTTAATAACGAAGAAAGATTTAAAATATTGTTTCATGCAAAGCGTGGTATACAAGAATTAAATTACGATGCATTTATGGAGGTAAAAGCATTAGAGTTAACAGTTTATGATAATTTAACTTTTGTTTTACCAAATGATTATATTAATTGGATTCGTATTTCATTATACAAAGATGGATGGCTTAGACCTTTAAATGAGAACATTCAAGTTAATTCTGCTCAGTCATATTTACAAGGAGCTGGAGGCACGCTAACATTTAATGCTGACGGCACGGTAATAACTGATGAATCTACTTTAGATACAGAAAGAAAAAATGGTCAACAAAATAGTATTTATCTTAATCAAGAAAATGCAGCCGACCAAGTAGCATTAGATTCTGAATCTAACTGGTATGCAGATTATACCATTGGAGCTCGTTATGGTTTAAATACAGAAACGGCAAACTTTAACCCTACATTTAGAATAGATAAAAAAGCAGGGGTTATTAATTTTGATTCCACTATGCTTAATGAAAACTGTGTATTAGAATACATCTCTGACGGAATGGAAGGTGGAGATGATTCTCAAGTATCGGTTAACAAACTTTTTGAAGATTATGTTTATGCTTATATTGAGTATGCAATTTTAAATAGCAAGTTCAATGTTCAAGAATACATTATTAATAGAGCTAGAAAAAGAAAAACAGCTTTACTTAGAAACGCAAAAATTAGATTAAGCAATATTCATCCAGGTAGATTATTAATGAATTTACGAGGAGAGAATAAGTGGATTAAATAAGATGGCAAACATTCAAAGAAATTTTATAGCTGGCCGTATGAATAAAAGCCTTGATGAAAGGCTTTTACCAAACGGTGAATATGTTGATGCATTAAATGTTAGGCTAGGCTCTACAGAAAGCACAGAGGTAGGTTCTGTTGAAAATTCTAAAGGTAATACCATACTTACAACATTGATGTTTAATGATGTAGAGCTAAGTAATAATGCTAGATGTATAGGTGCATTTGAAGATGGAGCTAATGAAACTATTTATTGGTTTGTTCATGACCCAGCCTATACTCAAGGCGCTACTTCAAAAATAGACCTTTTAGTTTCTTATAATATTACAGACAATTCTACTACTTATCATTTAATTAGTTTAAATGACGGTGGGAATTTAAATACAACCTTAAACTTTAGTGTTTACAATTTAATTACAGGGGTTAATTTAGTTGATAATTTATTATTTTTTACAGATAATTTAAATCCTCCAAGATTTATAAATGTAAATACAAGGTATAATGCTCCTAACAATTTGTTAGATGGTTTTAGTGCTGAGTCTATACTGGTTATAAAAAGACCTCCTATAGAGTCTCCTACTATTCAAACATTAAATGTTCCGGGGCAGCAAGATGATTTTTTAGAAGAAAGGTTTATATCATTTGCTTACAGGTATAAATATGCTGACAATCAGTATTCTGCTACATCACAATTTAGTGACCCCGCTTTTACACCTTCTACTTTTAATTTTAGCTATAACAGTTATTTAAATGAAGGTATGAAAAATACCAAAAATGCAGCTGTTATTAATTTTAATTCAGGGAGCGACTTAGTAACAGGAATCGAACTTTTATTTAAAGAGTCTACAACCTCTAACATAAAAGTAATTGAATATTTAGATAAAGAAAATTTAGGGTATGCTGATAACACTACTTATACTTATACCTTTGATAACAGTAAAATATTTACTTTACTTCCTAGTTCTGAAATACTAAGGCTTTATGATAATGTTCCTTTGCTGGCTAAATCTCAAACAGTTATGGGAAATCGATTGATTTTTGGTAACTATACAGAAGGATATAATTTAAAAGATAAATTTGATGAAGATATAAAGTTAGAATATAGTGCTTCATTAATTAGCTCAGAAATAGCAACTACTGAAATTTTAGATTCAACAGGAAGCGGTAGTTACACTTATGGCCCTACGCCTGTTACCATAAATAGTTCTATTGTTTATTTTGATTTATCTAAACAAAACGGAAGCACTCTTGATTTGACAGCAGGAGCAAGTATAACTTTAGATTTTACTCTTACGCATAGCCAATTTACAGGAACTACTCCGGGAGGTATTACAGCAAATACTGAAATAGTTTTTGTATTTGTTTTGCCTTCTTCTTTTGTTTTTGTATATGCATTAGCTACAAGCACGGATTTTATAGAAAAAATAGGAACATCTTCTAACATTCAAACAGTTCCTAATGCTTGTAATGGCGCTACTTTAACTGACCAGGTAAATTGTGCTTTACCATCGGCATTAGGCACTTACACTAAAACAGCAAGCGGTATATCAGGGGCTGGACAGCCTATTAATATTGTTGCAACGCCAGCTAGTAATACTATAGGTTTACAGTTAATAGCAATGAATTATGTAGATGGTGGCAACAATGCTTATGAGTTTTATGAAGTTAACGCTGCTACAGCTAATTTTAGAACTACCGACACTACTAGAAGCTTACATAGCAATCGTGGATACGAAATAGGTATAGTATATATGGACAGTTTTAATCGCTCATCTACAGCGCTTGTTAGTCCAAATAATACAGTTCAAGTACCGTGTTCTGCTTCTATATCAAAAAACACAATTCAGGTTTCTATACCTACTCAGCAAATAGCTCCAAGCTGGGCTACAAGGTATAAGTTTGTTCTTAATCCTTCTGAATCTACATACGATACTATATACTCAAATATTTTTTATCAAGACCCTTTAAGTAATGCTACTTATTTTTTATTAGAAGGAGAGAATGCGAATAAAGTAGAAACCGGAGACAGGTATTTTGTAAAGTCAGATAGCAATGGTCCTATACTAAGGTGTGTTGAAGCAACTGTATTAGAAAAAGAAGCCAAGAGTGCTGACTTTTTAAAAGATGCAGCGGGCGCTGACATTGTATCACCTGCCGGTACTTACATGAAGATTAATCCTAATAACTTTTCTACTGTAAATGATGTCAATGATATTATAACACCTGGTTCAGACACGGCGATTCAAAATAGTGCAAATGATTATCCTATACTTTCATATCCTATGAATCTTGATGTCCCTGACCCTAATATTGCAGGCAGTACGCATACAGATTATGATGTTCCTGGATGTAGTAGAATTGTTATGTCTATTAGACAAGAAAGATTAGGAGTTGGTAAAGGAAATGCTAAATGCGAAAGAAGAATAAGCACATTGAATGTAGAGTTTGTTTCATCTACTACTTATGCTAATATGCAAGATTGGTGGAATGGAGACAACGCTCAAGTAGCATTAGATGATGCAATTACAGAAGTGGGTGGAAATACAGGAAGCATATTAAACGTA